GATTGAATGGGAAGGTTTCCATTCCTGGTTCTGATGCTGGTTCCCAGGCTTACTGGGTAGCAGAAAATGGGGCAGTTACAGAATCAGATCAGACATTCATTTCCAGAAGTCTGGATGGAAAAACTGTTGGAGCAATGACAGACATTTCCATGAACTTGATGAAACAAAGTTCCATTGATGTTGAAGCATTCGTCAGGAATGACATTGCCATGACCCTTGCCACCCAGATTGAACTTCAGGGGTTGACAGGAAACGGCACCAGCAACAGACCAATTGGGATCTACAACACAAGTGGTGTGGGTGGAACCACCATCAATGCAACTGATAACCCTGATTGGGGTGATGTTGTAGACATCTGGAACGGGGTTTCAAGCAATAATGCTTTGCGTGGAAATCTTGCCTGGGTTGGTGGGTCAACCATCACAGCAAACATGATGAAGGCATTCAGGAATGGTGGGGGTTCAGACCCAATCCTTGATGATGGAGTTGGAAACCTGGGTCAACATTCCCTGATGACTTATCCCTATTATGTTTCTGAAAACAATGTGGAAGCAGGAAAATCCTTGCTGACCTTTGGAGATTTCAGTTCCTTGGTCATGGGAAGTTGGGGGAATGGTCTTGATTTAAAAATTGACCCATTCACCAATTCTTCAACTGGTTCAACCAGGATTGTGGGTTTGTATCTGGTGGATTTTGCAATCAGAACACCCAAGTCATTCAGTTGTTCAGTAAATCCATAATCATTAAACAGGGGAACCCTTCGGGGTTCCCTGCTTAAAGGAATATATGAAAGTTAAAATGTTGAAGATGGTCAATGCTGACGGGGCATTTAGAAAGGTTGGTGAAGCCATCGATGTCAGTGATGACCTTGGGAAAATGCTGGTTAGAACAGGTGTTGCAGAAGAAACCAAAGAAGCACCCAAAAAAGCCAAGAAATGACCCTCGAAACTGCATCTGATCTGGCTTCTTTTTTTGACACTGACACCCATGGAACTGCAGTGACCTATACACCTTCAGGGGGGTCAGGAACCAGCATCAATGTGATATTCAATAATGAGTATCAATTAGTTGATGAAGGTGATGTGGGGGTTTCAGCAACCCTTCCAGTGATCACTTGCAGAACCAGTGATGTTTCTTCAGTCGCAATTGATGATTCATTTTTGATTGGGTCAACCACATACAAAGCAAAGATCATCAGACCAGATGGAACAGGGGTCACTGAAATTCAGCTTCAGGAACAATAAAGATGGCTGACCATGTACGGGAACAGATCAGATCCAGAATTGTCACCAATGTCACTGGACTTTCAACAACTGGTTCAAATGTTTTTGAATCCAGAATTTATCCCATGGAATCAAGTGAACTTCCTGGATTGTTGGTTTACACCATTTCTGAAGAATCAGAACCCATCAGAATTGGACCAAACCGATTGCTTGAAAGGGTCTTGAATGTGGTGGTGCAGGCTTATTGTGAAAGCAATTCTGATTTTGATGGAACCATCGATCAAATTTGCAAGGAAGTTGAAGTGGCATTGGCATCAGATAGGACAGTGAACGGATTAGCAAAGGATCTTTTTATTGCTTCAACAGACATCACCTATTCAAGTGAAGGGGCCAAACCAGTTGGATATGTGACCATGGTTTTTACAGTTGATTATTATACAGATGCACAAAGCCCAGATGTTGCCAGATGAATCTTGATGTAGCTGCAGACTTTGCTGGATTCAGCAAATATTTAAGAACTTTTCAAAGAAAGCATCTGCCAAGTATTTACAGAAACACACTGAACGGAATTGCATTTGAAGCACAAAGGGAATTGAAAAAGAATCTGCCAAAGCAAGTGGAAAACCCAACACCCTACACACTTTCTGGGATTCAAGTTGAAAAGACTGACAAAAACAAACTTGAAAGCAAGGTTGGTTATGTTTCCCAAACCTTTGGCAAGAAAAGGGCAGGAGCAGGAATTCTTCCTGCAGTTTATATGTCTAGATTGTCAACTGGTGGAATCAGACTACCACAAAAAAAAGTGATTGCAGTTCCAGTGTTGAAAAATTACAGACCCAACAAATTTGGCAATATTAAAAGAAACGATATAAGCAAATTTTTATCTGATGATAATAAGTATTTTGTAGGTCCACCAAAGGGAGCAAAGAAACCAGGGGGATATGGAATTTTTAAAAGAATGGGAAGGGGTGGAAGAAAAAACATTGCCATGCTGATTGCGTTTAAGGATGACGCAAAATATTTCAAAACTTATAATTTTGGTCAAGTTATCAGGGGCAAAACCAGGAAGGTCATGAAGAAGGAATTTGCAAAACACTTTAAAGAAGTTTTGATCAAGAAGGGTGCATTCACCCGATTCACCACCATGTAAAGGAACAAAATGGCTTTAATGTATTATGAAGGAACTTCACCGATTGATGTCCACCCAACCAAGATTTCAGAAATGGAACGGAAGGGCTGGTCATTAACTGCCCCAACGGGCAAATCCAAAAAATCATCCAAGAAGGATGATTTAAAAACAGTAGCAGAAAAGGAGTAAACCCATGGCTACACATAAAGGATCAGAAGGTCTGGTCAAAATCGGTTCAAACGTAGTTGCTGAAGTCACAGGATTCAGCTTTGATGAAACCTGCGACACCATTGAAGACACTGCTTTGTCTGATACTGCCAGAACTTACGTGACAGACTACACGACTTTTTCAGGAACCATTGATTGCATGTTTGACGAAACAGACAGCACTGGACAGGGAGCAATGACCAACGGTGCTTCGGTGGCCCTTGATTTATTCCCAGAAGGGGCTTCGGCAGGAGACACCTATTTTTCTGGAACTGCATTGATCACTTCAATATCCAGGGCAAATGCCATGGGTTCGATGGTGACTGCATCATTTAGTTTTCAGGGAACTGGGGCATTAGGTTCCGCAACTGTTTAATCATAAAAAAGGGAAGGGAAAATGGAAATTTTAGAAAGTGCAAAGTCACATTTCAGGGAAAGGTTGGGAGGTGGTCTGTCATCGATTCAGGTTCCAGAATGGAAAGTGAATGGAGAACCAGCAACCATCTATTTCAAACCTTCCCTGAATTTCCAGCAACAAGAAAAAATCTTAAAACTTTCTGATGAAGGCAAAAAAGCTGAAGCCATTGTTCAGGCATTGATTGAACGGGCTTTGGATGCAGATGGAAACAGAATCTTTAGGCAAGTGAACAGGCTTGAACTGATGAAGCAAGTTGACCCTGAAGTGATTTCCAGAATTGTTGCAGAAATGTCTTCTGATGAAATGGACATTGATGACATCGAAAAAAACTAATATCTGATCCTGAAGTTTATTTTTTGTTTCAATTAGCAGAAGCACTAAATAAGACACTTCAGGAAGTCATGCTGATGCCCAAAAATGAAGTTTTTGGATGGTTGGCTTATTTCAGGATCAGGAATTCTAAGGTTAAAAAGTAAATGGCCCAAAGTCTTGATTTTACCTTTAATGGTAAAGACAGAACCCAGCAAGCTTTCAGAAGCATAAATCAATCAATGTCAAGAACCCAACAGGGTTTTGACAGATTAAAAGGGGCCATGGGTGCCCTGGCTGGTGTTGCTGGGGTCACTGCCCTTTCCAGTTTTGCTTCCAACATGAGCAAGACTGCAGACAGAATCGGCAAGGTTGCAAGCAAGCTGGGCATTTCCACTGAAGCACTTCAGAAGTTTCAGTTTTCTGCAGAACAGTCAGGGGTTTCCACTGAAACCCTGAACATGGCTTTTCAAAGATTCACCAGAAGGATTGCTGATGCAAAAGAAGGGGCTGGTCCTGCAGTCAAAGCTTTTGAACAGATGGGCATTTCTTTATCTGGTGTAAACGGACAGACCAAGAATGCAGAAGCACTTTTCTTTGAAGTTGCTGATGCTATGAAAGGTGTGGAATCAGAAACCGAAAAAGTCAAACTAGCCTTTAAGCTTTTTGATTCTGAAGGGGTTGGAATGATCAACATGCTTCAGAATGGATCTGAAGCAATCATTGCCCAGGGTCAGCAACTGGAAGACTATGGTGGAATCATTGATGAAAAAGCAATCAGGGCAACTGAAAGATTTAATGATGCAATGAACCTTTTTTCCAAGACTGCAAGGGGTGCTTTTTCAGATGCAGTTCTTGGGATTGATGAATTTATAAAAAGATTTGATAGGGGGTTGGAAAAAGCTTCAACTTTATTTTTTGGGAAAAAATTTGAGTTGAACCCACTTGAATTTGACAAAAAATCATTTCCTGAATTAAAAGCTTTATATGAGCTTTCTTTTAAAGAACTGCAAAAATTTGACAAAAGTTTAAAAAGAATAAGGGAAACCAGAAAACTTATCACAAAAGATGAAGTTTTATATTACACACTTCTTCAACTAGAAAAAGAAGAATTTGAAAAACAAAACAAACTTTTTAATGATCGGGTAAAATTGGCAGAAGCCATGTCAAATGCCCAAGGGGAAACCATAGATATTGGTGAAAAAATAAAAGAAAACCAAAAACAAATATTAGATCAAGAAAAAAAATATTATGTTCTTGCAATTGATGGCATCACCAAAATTGGACAGGCAATTGATGAAAATGGAAACAAAGTTAATCTTCTGACCAAAGAACAGGCTGACCAACTGACCCTGGCCATTGCCATTGAAAAAGCCCAGATTGCACATAAAGAAGTAAATGAAGCAATAAGGATTCAGAAAGAAGAAGAAAGCTTGTTATTAGAATATCAAAGGGCAGAAATTGAAGAACAGAACCAAGCACTTAAAAATCAAGAAAAAATTGTTCAAGAAATTGACAAAAAAATTAAAAAAGCACTTTTTGAAAAGAAGGATAAAGCAAATGATTTTGTAGGGATGATCAGCCAAGCAGGGGATGAAGCTGGAAGGTTTCTGGATGCCCTGGGGGTCAGGTTTGAAGTGGTTGGTAAAAAACTGACCATGATGACTGATTCCATGGGAATGTTTGCCCTTAGAATGATCATGTCAAATAAGAAGGTGCAAAAAAGTTTTCAAAGAGTTTTTGGTTTTATGAATCGAATTATTGATGGAGTGATTGGGAATCTGCTAGATGGGGCTGATGCCAATGAAGAATATAAAAGAAAACTTCAGGAAATAAATACAGAAGTTGAAGCAATGGGAACCAGCATTGATGATTTTGCTTTTGATATAAACCATGCAAGTTCAGAAATGCGACAACTGGCACAGATTGAAAAGACTTACCAGGACAGAGTAGCAAAGGCAAACAAACTAGATGCAGAACATTTAAAATACTATGCCCAGATTGAAAAGGATATTGGAATTTTAGCATATCGGGTTGGGGTTCTTAGATCAGCAACCCAGGCATTTGCATCATCTGCCCAGCAATTCCTGGATGCAGTTGCAACGGAAGGGTTCACTGATATTCAGAAAAGATTCTTTGCCATGGTGACAGGCTTTGAAAGGGGAACTAAAAAAGCTTTTGGTGACATCATCAAACAGGCTGATGCCATTATTGCTGAAACCCCATTGAATCCTGAAAAAATGGTTCAAGCATTTAAGGAAATTCAAAAGTCTATGCAGATGCGAGTTGCTGGGGATTTCGGGCCAGGGTTCCAGACAATTGAATCCATTCTGGATAAATATGGAATTACAAAAGAAGACACCCCAATTGCAGGCTTGATGAATCAAATCCAGGCATTTCTGGAAAAAGGTGGGGCTGGTCAATTCACTGCAGAAACCATCAGAAGAATGACTGAAAATTATATTGGGGTAATTGACAAGGGAATCACTGCAATGGATGCAAAAATTGCTGGATATAATGAAGCCGTTGAAGCAAAGGCAACGGCTGAAGCACAAATGCCTGAAGCGTTAAAGGGTCTGGTCATTATGTTAAAAGATGTGATGAAAACCGAATTCATATCTGGTGCAACAAAAGAACAATTGAAACTGGATGTTGATGCCCTTGGTGAAACTTTCAAAGGATTGGGTATTGATTTAAATGAACTAAAAACTTTCATTGATAATTTGACAAAAGGGGCCATGGGTGGGCTTGTCAAAAAATACCCGTATGGTGGAAGCATTTCTGGACCTTCCCATTCAAGTGGTGGGGTCATGGCAGAATTGGAAGGTGGTGAAT